TGAACCAGTTGTCATTTATACTACGAACGAGATAATTTGAGAAAAGGATAGACTACATTTGCGGACACTGTATTCGCGGTATTTAATTGAAACGCACTTGGGGGTAATGGCTTGTACAAAAAGAGAATATCTCCACTCCATGAATATTTCCATTCATGACGGTCTTCTTTTACAAAATCGATATAGTGGTAGATTGGACGATCTGGATGGATCTTGAACTCTTTCTTTAACAAACCAGATGCCATCAAACGTTTCGAAAACTCGTGATCCTCTGTATTACGGATATCTGCATACCGAACCTGTCTCACGATCGATGTGCGAATTAGATTCATAGGAGAGACACTTCGAATAAACCGGTCATGTGTTTGGTACCATTCAGGAAAATCGAGCGAATGATGGAATAACTTGTTAAACTTACCTCTTACATAATGAGCTCCTACAAATGACGCACAATCATAGTCTTCAGTACTCTGGATCATAGGTACAAATGTCTTGAGGAAATAAGGTGCAATAACATCATCATCGTCAATGAAACAATGGTATTTCCCAGAACACCGATCCATCAAGACATTGCGTTTCTGCCCTAATGTAAGTTCTCCATTATCCGATTCCCAAAGGACTTCTACACGAATCTCAGGAGTTTCTCGGATTTGACGCTGAACTTCTGTAAGAACCTGTTCAAACAATATTTGACGAGATTTCATGGTTGGAATGAGGATACTAATGTCCATTTTAATACTATATACTTTTATTGCTTAAAGCTAAAGACATGACACAAGTGCTCAAATGGAATGGAAATAAGTTTGTTTCTACACAAAACATTATAGCATTCGTAACGTTTTCAAATGGACGATATTTAGGACGAGAGCAAAAGCTCCGAGACACCGTTCGATTGCATTGTCCAGATGCCGACGTGTTTACGTTTCATGATTTTTCGGAAATAGGAAGTCCTCCTCATGAACGGAGTCCGTATTCATTTAAAGTTCATGCAATTGAAACTGTGAAAAACCGTGGATACAAAACTATAATTTGGTGTGATAGTGTTGTTCGGCTTCGTAAATCAATCGACACATTACTTCCTATCATTAAGCGCATGGGGGTGTATCTTCAAGAAGATGGATGGCCTGTTGGAGTATGGGCCAACGATCGAGCTCTCGAATATTTCGGTATAACTCGAGATGATGCGATGAACATTGAAGCCGTATATGCATGTATTATTGGGTTCGACTTTTCAAATCCGATTGCGAACGAATTTCTTGCTCGCTGGAAGAAAGCGTCTAATGATGGAATTTTCATAGGAAATTGGAAAAATGACTTGAAGACTGAAAGTCAAGACGAGAGATGTCGCGGACATCGACATGATCAGACGTGTGCAGAACTAATATCCTATCAACTCGGAATTCCTAGAAGTCGCAGTCTTTTAGGAACAAAGAGCGAACGTTACTTCACGACTTACGACTTTCCGTAACATATTGTATGGGAAATACTTTACCTCTTTTCGGTATCCTTAAGATCATGATCAACCATTGTCGTGATCAACTCTTCAAAGGTAACACTGGTGTTCCAACCAAGAACGTCTCGTATTTTACGTGAATCTCCACACAAATACGTCACGTCGTTGGGTCTCATAAATTCACTTGACTGAACGATCCATTTCTTTCCACTTGCATCTTCTGCATACTCAAGTCCACTATCATCCTTCTTCCACGTTAATGGAACGTTGATACGATTCGACACGCATTCAATCACGTCGCGTACTGTGTGTACACTGCCTGTAGCAAGAACCCAATCGTCTGGGACAGTATGTTGCATGATAGCCCACATTCCATCGACATAATCCTTTGCATAGCCCCAATCGCGTTTTGAATCCAAGTTTCCAACCACTACCGGTGCAGTTCGAGTACCATTAACAAGTTCCGACATACCGCGTGTTATTTTTCGCGTAACGAACTCAACTCCGCGTCTAGGTGATTCGTGATTGAATAGAATTCCATTACAAATAAACATCCCATAGGAATCACGATAGTTCCTTGAAATCCAATACGCATACAACTTCGCAGTCGCATAAGGAGATCTTGGACGGAAAGGTGTCGTCTCTGATTGTATCTCATAACCTGTAGTGTCTCCATACAGTTCGCTCGTGGATGCTTGGTAGACTCGCATCTTCTTGCAATGTCTAGACTGACGCACACATTCTAGAATACGTAGTAATCCTAGAGCATCACATTCAGACGTGTAATCAGGTATAAAAAACGAGACGTGTACATGAGATTGTGCAGCGAGGTTATAGATTTCGCAACGCTCGTACTTGGGTAGGAGTTCGTCTACCTCGCGAATCACATTGGATAGACTGATCGCGTCGTTCATATCAATGTATCGAATGTTCAGCCTTGGAAGGATAGGTTGAAGTAGATCTAACGTATTCTGCGATGATCGGCGAATACAAGCAAATACTAGATAGTTCTTCTCCAATAGGAGTTCGCATAAATACGATCCATCCTGTCCATTTGCTCCTGTAACCACTGCAATACGATTCATTATGAAAAGTCATACGTTGGTATGAAAGCCCCTGTTTCACGAGAATAGCATCTCTTTACTTCAGCCTCTAACGGAATATAACAGGACAAGCAGTAAAAAGAGCTGTCGATTGTGTGTATTTCCTTTGCATGTTTGATGAGTTCTACGTAATCTATGAAAGGTTGATTTACAAATGACTGTGCTAGTGTGTGCCATGGATGATCGTTAGGATATAGGTTTACATTTGGGTCGATTGTAAGAATTTCATCTTTATCCCACGTCACCAGCTCTGTGAAGTGAGAAGACGATCGTTGTTGAACAAAAATATACGGTTGAGTACGTACTCTTTGATACATCGCCAATGCATTCTCTGTATTCGGAATATGGAAATGGGTATGTCGAACGGCAGGGTCAATTCCCATGTCGATGTAGAAGTTCTTTGGAAGATCTTCGAAGCCAGAGTGTGGGAGCTTGTAAAATCCAGATCGATACACAGTGGTCCAATCTTCAGAATCATATTCAACACATTCACCTCGCTCTGTTTCGGATGGGTTCTTTCCTTGTAAATAACCACCCTCTACAACCCATAACTTTATTGTAGGATTGTCTGTGAAGAATGACTGGATATTTGTAGCATACTGTCGTTTACAAACAACAACGGTTTCATCGTGTTGCATAGCAATGTATCGTACTGCTCCAATCAATCCAATATGATCGCCAATTCCCATGTGTCCAATCACGAGAGCACGTCTTGCTGGATAACCTTTTTGTTCACGAATGTATGATTTTGCTGCACGGTTTATCACATCCTTGATTCGAAATCGCATGTCGTTCTTGTCTAGTATATCTACGCATTTCTGTGGATCTGGACAAGCGCGTATAGTATCTTGCATGACCCAAATCTCGTCGTTCACTGTATACAGCTGCTTGTAATAGAATGGTAAGTTGTTGACGTAGTCCTTTAGTTCTTCATACAATAGGTCGTATTCGGTTTGACAATGTTGTCTTCGCGTCTCATCACGGATACGCTTGCACTTTATTTCTAGGATTGTGAGTTTATCAATCGCTTCCCCAATTGAAACCGGTAATCGAATCATATATAGTCTAGCTGCTTTCGCATTAAATAGTATGTTTCTGCTGTTTCAACAGTAGTAAACCCTTTCTTTGTGTAGAGTTCAATTGCAGTATGGTTATCCTTATCGACACTGAGACGCAAATAGGAAGCGTTGATTGCTTTTGCATAGAGTATCAAGAAATTGAGAATGTACGAGCCATACCCTTTTCGTTGATGTGCTGGAAGAACACATACACCAATCCAGAAATCATCGATATGTCCATAAGCAACCGGACTACCTTGGTCGTACACGAGTATCGTCATTTGATGTCGCTCAAGACAGGTTGTTGGATCTCGTGTTTGAAAATACCGAAACGTAGGTGGGAGTTCATGGGTTAGAAATTCATGCAATCCTGTGGACGTTGCTTGACGAATATCGAATACAGTGGGTTGGATCATACAGTGAATGATGTATGTTTGATCATATGCAGACAGTGTTGGAGACGATGGAATCATACACAATGAAGAGTGTTGAATATCCTGCGTATGTGCTGTAATCGATCGGAGATGGCTATGTGTGTGAATGCTGTAAAACATAGGTCGGACATCTACACCACACGCTCGTAGACGTGTTTGAAGGGTTGAGTAAGGTTCAGTATTCGATCGCAGAATAAACATCCACAAGCCTGTAGTCGATGGAGTATAGTCGGTGTCTTTGAGCAATCGCACATATCGTTCATAGACTTCGCGCTTCCGACGTAGAATCGCTTGAATGTCCTGTAGTTGATCAAACAAGAACGCAGCCTGCAAGTTAGTCATTCTGTAATTGTAACCAAGAACATCATAGACATAACGTTCAGTGGTTGTGCCATGATGGCATGATTTGTATATGAACTCGTAGAGAGCTTTATCATGTGTATACCAGACTCCACCTTCACCTGTTGTAATGAGCTTGTTTCCAAAGAACGACACTGCTGCACAGAGTGACTTTGTTCCTACGGTAACTCCTTCATACGATTCTAGGAATGCTTCACAGCAATCTTCTACAAAGACTAAATCAGGACGTAACCGCTGCATACGAGGGACGTTCACGATGTTACCAACATTGTGAACAACCACCACCGCAGAGTTTGCTTCAAGTGATAACAAATAATCCTCGTCTTCACACATGTTTAGTGTAGTTGGGTTCATTTTCAATACTGAAATCTGTTCAGAAGTATATTCATATAATGCACAGTTCCAGACTGCAACAAATACGTAATCAGGCACGTAGATTCGTTGGAGGTTTGGGTATTTGTACTTGATCGACTTATAGAGAAGATGGGTTGCACTTGTTCCATTGTTTACAAGAACAACGTAAGGAGAACCGATGACGTTTACACACGCTTTCTCTGCTTTTGATATAAACTCTCCTTGTGAACTAATCCACCCATCATCAATCGCTTTTCGCACTGACGCTGTATATGGCTGGATATCAGGGCTATAAATTGGATACTGCATTGTTTATTAACAACTTTATCATGTAGGTTCTTCAGACGAAGTGGTGAATTCTTTCATACCTGGAAAGAAGTCAATACCAGGTTTTGCTATCGCATTAAAAGATCCTATAGCAGAAATGTGAGTGTTGTGTCGATACCCAAATGTAATATCAGTACCCACTTCAATCGTTTCAATTTGTGAGAGAACAAATACGATCATTGCATGAATGTTTGCATCCAACCATCCTTTCATGAAAATATTTCCACTGCTTTCAATTGCACGTATGTATTTTCTAACTAAGGGTTTGTTCCACAGTTGAAAACTCGATACGTGGAAATTGTTATACGGTGCAAGACCTGTATATCGTTCATTTCGTAGGACACCTCTACTTCGCAAAATGGCATAAAGTCTAGGTAAACGAAGATAGTATTGAATTCCAAGTTCCTTTTTCACAAATTCCATTGTAAAGTCAAACAACGACGACTGATCATTGGCTTCACAGAACAAAGACCGATAGGTATAATCTTTTGTTAACCATGAACTTATGGAGGGCTGAGTCGGATAAGGTTCTTGGAAAAAGGAGTCATCGTCTAATCGCATGTAGTGTGTGTACGACTGTAGAACCGGAAATGATTGTACAATTCCACTGAAGAAGCGACACATCATAAGGTATCCACGTGATTGAGGAAGTGAACGGTTATAAATGCCTTCAAATCCTTTGAAATCAATTTGAATACACTGCTTGACACCTTCAAGTTTAACTATTTCATCCATCGTGAAATCCTCGTGGAATACGAAAATATCCGTATGTGGAAAACACTTGCGAGTTTGACGAATGGATGCCTCCAACATAATGAAACGCGACACAGTCGACCCAGGGATTCGAAAGGAAAGAGGAGATGCGAGATAGAGAATACACAAACTCATACTTATTTATTTGTCCCATAACTGTTTTTGGGTTTCCAATCACAGTGGTGGGTTTCCCCTTGTTGTTACTTATTTAGTTAGTTATCACGTTTAGTTGGAGTATGCGAGACCGCCCATGCCTGACATCACACGCAAAACGTTGTAGTTGACTGCATACACGCGGACCTGAGCCGTGCGGCCAGAGCGCACCGTGTTGACGGAGACCGTGAGCTGAAGGGTGGCCTTGTCGATACGTGAGAAGTTGCAGGTGCCGGATGGCTGGTGCTCCTCTGGCTTGAGTGCAAAGGAATACACGTTGATACCAGGTGATGGGGTTCGGCTGTGGTGTTGGTAAGGCTGAACAACACTGAAGTATCGGCCCTCGCGCTCCGTGAATCGGTCCTGGCCGTTGAGCTGGAGCTTGGCGACCTCGACTGGGTTCTTGCCTGAGCACTTGACGCCACTGTCGAGGATAACCTTGGCGAGGAGATAGTTGGTAGTGGCTGCAAAGACCTCTTCGCCTTGATTGTCTCCAGAGTCCAACCAAGAAGCACCTCCAAGAGAAGGACCGAAGGCAATTCCCAAGCCTGGGAGGTAAGGACCGGAAGGACCATCACCTGCTGTGGTGGGGATAGCCTGTTGAGCAGTCTGGTTACTAGTGTTACCAAGAGATCCACGAGCGAGCACATCCATGACGATACCCTCCGTAGTGAAGTCATCTGTGTAGTTGAATGGCTGGCATCCATTGACTTCTGTGATGAAGTTCTGGTTAGGTGTGCAGTCAACGAAGGAGTCTCGTTGAACGACCCAGACAAGCTCCTTCACTGGGTGGTTGAAGTTGAGCTGGATCTTGTTGGAAGAGGAGGTGATTGACTCCGCACCTGTGAACTGGAGCTGCTCAATCAAATACTCGTGTGTCTGCTGGGCGAATCGTCGTCGCTCCTCAGTGTCCAAGTAGACGTAGTCAATGTAGAGGGAGGCAGCCGTCAAGGACTGGATTGCAGTGGAGGCTGCAGTGGAACCAGTCTGCTCATAGTAGCAGCAGTTGATCCATTGCTCGAACTCAACATTGATACGGACCTCGTGGTACTGGAGGGCAATGAGAGGGATTGCAAGACCTGGGTTGCGGCAGAACCAGAATTGGAGGGGGATGTAGAGGGTCTTTGCAGGTGTTCCGGCACGAGGAGCGCAAGAGTTGGTGAGCTCAGCACCGGCGCAAGAGGCATCCAAGGCATAACCACGTCGGTCCTTGACGAGGACGAGATCGTGGGTGTTACCAATCATGTCGTCGAGGGCTGCAACTGTACCTGCATCCTGGGAGAGCTGGGTCCAGATCTGGAGCCAGTCACCATATTGTCGGTCAATTCGTTGACCTCCAATCTCGAGCTCAATGACCTTGAGCAGTCGGTGACCGATGTAGTTGAGCCATCGGAATCGGTTCAAGTTGGTGGAACCGTTGACGAGGTCAACACCTGGGAGAACCACTTGAACGTATGTGCGGTACATTAGATCTGCATTACGGTTGATAACTGCAGTGACGCGCTTGTTGAAGTCAGCCTGGCCGTTGAAGGTAACTTCAATGGATTCCATGGCGAAGTTGGTATGGCGCTTGTAGAGCACCTTCCAGAAAGTGATTTGAGGATTGCCGGAGATGTAAATGTCCTGCGCACCGTAGCTTACAAGTTGTAGAAGACCGCCACCCATGTTGTTGTGTCTCATGGCAAGAAAAAGTTTTTCCACGCAATGACCCCACGACGCGTCTTCATTTCTAAACGAGTGTATTGAAAAAGAACCTTATCTGTTACGATCAATCATTTACAGATCATAAAAGCAAGAACCCAATGACTGAAGACGGATGGTTGGCAATGAGTGTGTGGCTTTCAATTTCAATGTGTGCAATCGCAGGAGTTACCTATGCATATTGTAAGCGAATTGGTACACCACCTGAAGAAGATCCACTTATTATATGAAATACTCTACCTGAGAACTTGAACGAAAGAGAAGTGATGGAAATGGATGATCTCGTATAAACCCCTTCTGCTCTTCGGATAAGAAGTCAAACCGATCAAGGTTCTTGTCCTTGAAAAATGGATAATGAAACGAGACATACAATGGAATATCGTACATCGTATGCAAGTTGTACAAGTCTTTTAGTATAAACTCTTCTGCACCTTCTATATCGACCTTTATAATTGAGATAGTGTTGGGATCAACCTTTGCATCCAGTAACAGAGCATGGATTGAGATCGTATCGACTGGATGACCGGATCCATCGAGTGTAATCTGACTTATACTTTCATTATTGCCTACAATTGAGATCCTTCGTCCAGATTCATTGAAAATTGCTTTATGAACTGCTGTAACGTTATTACAATCATTCAGCTTACAATTACGTTGAAGATCCTTATAGGAGAGTGGATCTGCTTCTACAACCACTACGTTTTTTGATTTACGAGATGCATAGATACACGTCGTTCCAATCCAACCGCCAAGATCAATACATGTTTTAGTGGGATCGAGAAAGCGATCGAAGATACCAAATGTAACTGGTTCCCACGTAGAAAACTTGTCTCTCCAAAACTCCAAGTTCTGATCCAGTGGATCATTTTGTATCAGTATTGTCTCGTCATGTTTCTTTATACTCAAATAGTCTTTCTCAATTCCAGACATAATCAGCTTTGATGTAGTTGATATTTTAGTGTTCGTCTTTGAACGAAGGTAATTTTGATACACACTGAGTACTGGGTTGGATTTGTACCAAGGAAGATGTTTACATGTGAATGCTCCGGCAATTCGGATATGAGTGTTTGAATCGTCTAGTATAGCTTTATTGACAAGACAAAACGTTGTATCAATAGGTGCACGATACAGTTCATAGTTTGGATGAACTAATCGGTCCTTCCAGAATTGACTTTCATGACTGTATATAGTGAGTTCATTCGTATAGAGTTCATCAAAAAACAATTCATGATCGGAAATGTCTAAGGCAAGTCCGATTTTGGATGCAGATGGATAACGTTCACTCAAATGAACCATTTGTTCTATACAATCAGAGGGCATGTTCGGATTCAATTGTAAATCAGGATCCGTCAAGATAAACCGTTGAGGAAGTAAGTTGTACAAGTCTACATTGTTTTGTGGACTTACCCAAGGTCCTTGATTGGTTTTGTTAAAGTGAACACCCACAGGAACCTTGTTTAAAAATGTGATAGTCTCTCTTCGGTCACTGCGATTGTCGAGAACTATGATTTGCTTCAAATAGTCTCGATTGAGTAACTCAAGTGTATCTAACATATTCTTAACATATTCATGATTGTTGTAACAGATGATGACGATAGGTATCATTACTAGCTATCCAAGACTCAAACCTTATACTCTTTTACGCAAGTACCATCCTTGGAACAATATGCATTGCTTCCAGCTCCTGCATCCATAGTTTCATCGCATACGGTATCGTTTTATTGATGAACTCGGTCTTGTTTCCACAAGTTCCGCAGGAGTAGATGGACTCTTCTTCGTTCATGATTGCAAGAGTTCCACACGTCTTACAAATGCCTGTAGGGAATGGATCCGACATATCCATCAATCGTTCTTTGGTAAAGGCAGCTACACCATGGGACAGTAAGCAATCACGTTCCATCTCACCCACACGAAGACCACCATCACGTGCACGTCCTTCACAGGGCTGTCGTGTAAGACTTACAATCGGTCCCTTACCTCGACTGTGCTTCTTATCAATCACCATGTGCTTCAATCGTTGATAGAATGTAGGTCCCATGAAGATTTCGGCTTGCATCATTTCACCAGTCTGTCCGTTGTAGAGGATCTCATTACCATACGGATGGTATCCTAAGTCAATCATATGTTTCTTGAGATCTTCAACTTTCAAGTGGCTATACGGAGTTCCATCTCCCAATGTTCCTCGTTGAACACCAATCTTTCCAAAGATGTTTTCCATTAACTGCGCAATGGTCATACGAGACGGAACTGCGTGAGGGTTCATAATGAGATCCGGACGCAATCCACTCTCTGTGAACGGCATATCTTCTTCATTCAGCAACATACCGACTGTTCCCTTCTGTCCGTGCCTAGAACTGAACTTGTCTCCGATCTGAGGAATACGCTCAGAGACAACACGCACTTTTACAAACGGATACCCATCACTGTTCTTATCTTGCCAGACTCCATCCACACGGCACGGTTCAGTATTCTTGTGTGTAGTACTTGCATCTCGGTATGCATATCCAGCTGAGTCGTTGCGTAGGTTGACGACTTTTCCAATGATGACGTCATTCTCCTGAAGAGTTGCATTCAAGATTGGAATTCCAGAATCACTCACTCCTGCATACGATGTATTTTTGTATTTTCGTGTCAAGTGCTTCATTGGTTTCATGAACTTCTCTTCACGTCCAGAGGTGATATTGCGATGCTCTTCGTCCTTGTACATCGTGTAGTAGAGACCTCGCATAAAGCCACGTTGGACCGATGAACGGTTCATGATGATCGAATCCTCTTGATTGTAGCCTCCATAGCACGCAATCGCAACAATTGCATTCATTCCATACGGCATCTCGTGCATCTTGAGGATATTCATCGAACGTGTCTCAACGATTGGACGTGTTAACGAACACAAGAGATATCCATTCTTATCCAGACGTTTCGCATAGTTTCCAGCATAGACACACATTGCTTGCTTACCCATGGCCGATTGATAGGTGTTTCGTGGAGACTGATTGTGATCCGATAACGGAATGCTGCTTGCCATATGACCGATCAACATACTTGGATGGATTTCGTAGTGTGTATGGTGAGGCGTCATCGATGTAGTATCCAATGCAATTCGTAGTGTTTCCGTCTCGGAAGCATCAATATATTCAATGCACGTCTTCATCCAGGTATTCCAGTCTGCGTTGCTCTCCGGCCATGCGCAGCCTACTCGGAACACCGGACGGACTAGACGTCCTGCGTCCGTTTCAATCACAATGCTATTCATCAACGTGTACCAGGCGATGGACACATGAGGGTGGATTCGGAACGAGTGTTTCGCAGCACGCAATTGATCGGTCAACCGTTTGGGATCGTGTGTGTATCCAATGATGACTCCATTGAGTGTGACTGCTGTACCTTCGTAGACTCGTGCAGTGTCTACCCACGTAAGACTACCTTGATCCTGTAGAAAGTGAAGCAGTGTATTTGAAGGAATGTGTTGACTAATACTCGTCAACAAGCTCATGTTTTTCACAATACCCACTGAATGACCTTCCGGTGTCTCGACCGGACAGACAAATCCCCACGAGGTTCCGTGGAGTTTACGAGGCGCTAACAACTTGCCTGATTTCTCCACTGGAGTTTGGATACGTCTGAGGTGGCTCAAGGTGGCTGTATACGACATACGTGTTAACACTTGCGAGACACCTACCTTGGTCGCATTGGATAACGAAGTTGAACTTGAGGTTCCAAGTCCTTGAACTGTAAAGTTTCCAGTCGCCAAGGCCTGTTTGAGTTTGCCTTCAATGGTGGACAACTTCATGATCTTGTAGAGATTGTTGATATTGAGGATCTCCATGGGACGAGGCGAGTCACCCTTCTTCCATGAATCGTTGTTGACCTCT